CAATTCACGTAATAATTCGTTTTGGATTTCGCTTTCGATAAAATCAATATCGTCCAACATTTCAGTTGGTAATTTGATAAACGCTGTACGCTTAACAACAACCTGAGAATCAACCACTAAATCGAAATCAATTTGATTCTTTGTAGCACCTTCAGCTGTTCCTCCTGCTGACCCTTCTTTACCCGCTTGGTAAACCCAAGAGATGATGTTAGATGTTGCCGTACCACTTGATACTAAATCCATCAAACGAATTCTTCGTGATGCAATAGTGTTTAAGCCTGCCAATCTTTGTTCAACTGGAACGTTACCACCTGAGATATTAGTAGATCCTAACATTGTACCAACTGCTTTGATCTCCATTGAGAATTCAGCATCACGGTAATCTTCTTTTTTGTCAGATTTAAGACTCTTTAAGTTTTCAAGATTCTTAACCAACGCTTCACGCAAAGTTCCTGTTCTAGTCGCTTTGATTGGCTCTGAACTAGCCTTAATAGAAAGACCAATTTCCTTCATCGCTTCGTTCAATGCTTTCATTTGCTCTAATTGAGAATCTTGCAACGATTTAATCGCTGTGTCAATATCTTCTTTAGACGCTTTTCCGTCAATCAATGCTTTCATTTCAGCGTTTTGCACATCATTGAAGTCATTGTAAACAGCTGCCATTTTATCAGCAGACATTGCAGTAAACTGCTCATTTGTAATTCCTTTACTTGTAAGGAATACATTAAATTTCTCTTTCATTTTATTTAATTAAGAGGTTAATAAAATACTGTTTTCCATCCTTTGGAACAGTTGTATTTGTTTGAGTGTCTTGCAACGGCTCTTTTACATGAGTGTCTGCTGACGGCTCAATGTTTTTAATTTCTGTAGATAATGTCGGAGTTGCAACGTTTGAACCAATTGGAACGGCTGAACCCTCTATCATTTTAGCTTCATAAACCGCCCAAAAATGACCTAAATTTTCAGCATCTTTTCGGTTGACAATACTATCAATATGTTTGTCCCAAATAACTTTCTCCTTTGGGTAATCTATTGAGTTTACCGCTAGTTCTAGTTTAGAATAACGCATTCCTACGCTGTGATTTTTTACATGTCCCTTCTCATATTCTCCAAACATATAAGCGTTGCGGTCTCTTTTCAATTCAGCATCGAAAACAAGAGCCTGTGTCATACCTTCCGCTTTCACTCCTAGTTCTTTCCAACTAACATTTTGAACACTAGCGACAACCTTATCTGAAATGATAGTGCGGAAACTCATAACGTGTTCCTCTAATAGATATACGTTCTTTTGCTCCTTTACCGTTTTATTCCATATTCCATCAATATGTACGTCACCATGACTATCTAAAATATTAGTTGTATTGATAGCAACTTTTGCGTTAATTATATTTCTATCTGTAGATCCGTCTGCTGCTTTAGTAGTATCTAGTGTTTCGATAGTAGGTTGGTACATCGTGGAATCAGTGCATTTTGTTTGCATCTTTTTACTCGCTGCAATAGCTGATTTGTTAGCAACGACAAAATCAATCGTTTCTTTTATAGTTTCAAAATTTGGAATATCCATTATTTTACAATTATAATTTGGTCTTTCACTTGTTTTGCCTTGATTTTACGCAACTTTTTAATCTCTTCTAGCGTTAATTTTTCAGTTCTATTTAACATAATACTAAGCTATTTAACATAATAAGTATCAAATATAATGTTATTATGTTAAATACAATTATATTTGTTAAAAAAAATAATATGCAATTTCATCCCTTAGCTTTTATTACTCGATTATTAACAGGAACAGACGCTTATCAATCTACTCCATCGTTAAATCACATGTTGCAAATCCTTAGTGGAAAACCTGAATTCCTAGCACCCGACACGTGGGACGCTTACGATATTTATTTGACTACTCCGCAATTGTACGCGGTCATTCAAAGGAGAGGTTACCTGTTAGCTAGTGGACAATGGAAGCATTACAATAAATTAGGTAAAGAAATAGAAAACAGCCCTTATGTTCAGCTATTGGAAAATCCTAATCCACTGATGAAAGGCAACGATCTTATAAGACAATGGAACGAAAATAAGTGTATTTACGGGAATAATTACGAATATGTTAATCGGGCTTTCGCAACTGCCGACCCTTCAACTCTGAATAATTTACCACCAGCACAAATGGAAATGATTATTTCGGGAAAAATATACAAGCAAACGAAGATTGACGAGATTATTTTAGGTTATAAATTACGCACAGGAATCGATATTGAAACGTTTGAAACGAAAGATATTAATCATACAAGAGTAGTGAACGGTAAAAATCCCGTTAAAGGTGAAAGCCCAATGATACCGCTACACATGCCTATATCAAACATCCGTGCTGCTTATGGTTTTAGAAATGTAATAATCACTAAAAAAGGCGCGCTCGGTATATTATCGAATAATGCGAAAGATGCTTCAGGAGCAATACCATTGAATGAAACTGAACGTAAAAGATTAGAGCAAGAGTATCAACGTGCCTATGGCATTGGTGAGACACAAAGTCAAGTCATCATGACAAATTCCTCATTAAATTGGCAGCCTATGACGTACCCGACAAAAGATTTAATGTTATTTGAAGAAGTTGATAGTAATTTCAAAACAATCATAGATCAATATGGATTGAATGATAATTTGTTTAGTCAGGATAAAGGCGCAACGTTCGAGAATATGGCAGAAGGTTTACGTCAAGCATATCAATCGACAATAATTCCTGAAGCGGAAGAATTGGCCATGAACCGCACAACGTTATTTGGTCTTGAAAAGAAAGGTGAATTTTTAGAATTAGACTATTCGCATATTCCAATCTTACAGGAAAATCAAAAGGAAAAAGCGGAAATATTAGAAATAAAGGCTATGGCATTAAATAGTTTAAGCCAATTAGGTACTTATTCAGCGCAAGAACTAAAGGATATTATACAGTTTTAACCCCATAGATGACTATGGAATGATCGAGCCATCGAACATAAACCTTCCAAACTATCGGGCGCATCGTCATGTTCTGCTTTACCGTCTTGAGTGTATTCAAAGATATTTGTCATAAATTTATCATAGTCGCTTCCAATTTCATAATCCTCACGGAAAACACAATATCGCTTAATAAATCCTGATAGTTGCATTATTCTACTATGCTTATTTGTCGTGGCTCTAATTGATAGCGGTGTGATATTACCATTCAGTAATGGAGTTAATAAACTTGAATACATTGACCCTCCAAAGTTAGATTCTATACGAACAAATTCGGGCTTATGTAAATTTAGTATGTCAGCTGTCATCTGAACGTTTACAGTAGTTCCTAGCTTAGTGAATAATACGTCATCAATGTATATTTTATCGTCTTTAAGGATTCCAATTGGTACACTGTGGAAGTCGTTGCCCTCATCAGCTACATCAATGAATGATAATTTACCTATTGCGTCCTTAAAATCTACCTTGTCCTTTGTGTAAAATTGCAGTTCACGCTTCTTAAACAACGCATCTTCCTGCTCTGAAATCCAACCTCCTAATACAACATTCTTATATTCGCTAGGGTTTTCTTCTTTTAGTTTTTCGTAATCTCGTCGTATGTTGTCGGGTATAAATTCAGGGTTAACATCTAAATAACTTGAATGGATGTATAGCACGTTGTCAACTACACCACAGAAACCATCTGGAATATTTTTTTTACCAAAAAACTGTTTAAATATCCAATGTGTTTTAAGTGTAGGATTTAAAATAAGTATAGAAATATTACGCCTATCTATTGATCGTATAGAATAAAACACTTTCTTAAATGTTTCAAAGCTAGGTATCTCATCAGCTTCATCAACGACAAAACAATTGAATCCTTGCAATGATTTTAGATTTGCTGTTTGACCTTTTGAGCCTGTTTTTATTCCCTTAAACGAAATTGAGCCTTCGCCATTTTTAGCCGTTATTCTATTCTGTATGTCGTCAACTTTATTTTCATAATTCAACAACTCTATCTTGTCCGAAACCTCAGACTTTATACTGTCTCCAATAGATGTATTTGTAAACCTAGAATATAGTACTTTCCAATGATTCTCTACTGTTCCGATTAGATTTAGTAAAGCTACATTAAACGACTTACTAGAAGCTCTGCCACCTGTTAAAATAACGGTATCAACCTCAGGTAAATAGTTGTCATCTAATAGCCTAAATAAGGGCTTGAATTTACTAGATATTTCAATCGGCATCTTCTTTAAAATCCTTAAATAATATCGTTGGTGCTACGTCTTTACCGTTGGTTGTTATGTCTGTTTTTGTACTATCAGCCCAACCAAATCTATTCTTCATATTCATGTACCAACCTGTATAAGAAAAGTCTTTGTTTTTTAAGTTTGTGCGCCCACTACAAGCCCACCACGATTCAGACAGTAGTCTACCATATTTTATG